TTTGCCCCGCAGCAGATTGGTTGGTTCTCGTCGTGGATTGACTTATCCACCTCAACACGGATTTTGCACACCGTGCATTCAAACTCATAGATCGGCATTGGAACTCCCTATCTGTGCAACCCCCATGACTTCGCACTTCGTGCATTGGATTACTTCGACACCATTGGGAAGGTTGTCCGTTATTTTGTGAATCAGCTGCTTTGTTATCTTTTTGCATTTTCTGCACTCAAACTGGATTGTTTCCATAATTGCTTCTCCGTAAATTCTCGATCGGCTGAAGGTTTATTTGTGTAACCCACCAATTCGGTTGCTTGGTATGACGGTACTTGGGACGTTTTGCCATAGCAATGGGAATCCAGCCCGCAATGAAATAGTTGGGAGATTCACCAGTCACCAAAATTGCAACGTCATTAGGTCGATCGTATTCATGAACGACTAAATGACCCGCAACGTACTTTGTCCAGCGCACTTCAAAATGACTGCCCACGTCGGCTTTGACTTTTCCCTTTTGTTCAAACGGGTCAAATTCCAATCCTAAGTATTTTGCCACGACCCATTCGCTGCCAATGCTTTGTGCGTCTTGGGCGATTAGATCGTGCAATGACTTGTCTGTTGAGTAACCGCCTTCACGGGTTCGCCAATAGTCTTTATTCTGGCTGGCTAAGTACAACGCCGCTTCATGGCATGTAAATTCTTCTTCACGGGTTAACTGCATTTTCATTTCATCTCCACCAAAATGCTAGGAAATGGTGCTGAACCCATTTGACCACCAAATTTCAAACGTCCACGAATAAACGTGACTTTGTGCTGGATTGCATAATCATGAAACCAAGCCGTGTCGGTGCGTGCTGGTAACAACATTACAATTTCAGCGTGACGGGATTCATTGTGCGCCTTCTTGACCCAGTCTTTTATGACGCGACCATAAGGCGGATTACACCAAACGCGATTGCCTTCCCATGTAATTGAAAGCCCGTCGCGCATTCCTGGGTTTTCATGATCAAGACCGCACCAATGTTGCGTTTTATGGTTTGTCGAACTAGCAGCTGCGTCCAATGTAAAATTGTGAATCGCATTTAATTCGTCAAAAAGGTTTTGGGGTGTTGACCAATTGTCAGTTTTGCTCGGTGGCATGTAAGCGTTCATCGGCAACCCGCACAAAACCAGATTATCTTTTCGGCTTTGTCATAACCTTTTTGGTAACCAAACGCGTCAAACTTGGTCAGTTTTGAGCACTTGTCGCATTGCTCCACTTTGTATTCTGCAATGACTTCACCGTTTTCCATAAGTTTTGCATTCATGGTTTGCGGATTGATGATTTCAATGAAGTCGCTCATACCTGTGGCTCCCACTTACCTGTTGACCGTAGGACGTACCAACGCGGCGTGCATTGGGTTGCCTTAGTGCGCTCGGTGCAGAAATAACCGCCCCATGACTTTGGTGCGCCTTCGTGTGATTGCTTCCAAATCATGTGCCCGTGACTGCACTGCGGTGCTTCTTGCACCAATTCCCCGCCCAGTTGCTTGGCAATTTCGTCCATTGATGAACCTAACGACGGAATGCCAGACTGCTCGGCTTCAGCTGCGGTTTTGTAACTTGGCACGTCACCAAACTTTGTCGTCCAGTAATCGGTCGAATCTGTGTTTGCGATCTTGGCTGGTGTGCGTTCGACCTGTTCCATGATTTCCTTCGTGCTTCGTTCCGCACCGCCCATGACAAGTTGCTGAACGCGCATAATTGCTGAAGTCGTCGAATCTTCAACAAACCAACGACGCATGTTGGGCTGGTATGCCCCCTGATAGCCGTAGGCGTAATCAATTCCCGCTGGGTGTAGATCAGTGTCATTTCGAAACGCTTTTGCTTCAACAAGGACGTAACCCTTTTCAGCACTAAATTCCACAATACGGGTCTCAATGCGTCCCGTTGGGTAGGTTTTCAACCAGCGTTCCAGTCTTTCGCGTGAAGCCTCATACCCGTCCAAGAACCCCATTAGTTGACCGCCTTATTGCTTAGGTGGCGAACCATTGCTTTACGGCGTGCCATGCCTTCACGCTTGCCGTCTTTGAAACCTTTTGCGTAACCAACCGCTGCCCCCATAACCATGAGAACAATTACCAACACCAAACGCCCCAACGTGGCGGGGTCTAATAGATCAAGCACCATTTTGAATTCTCCCGATTCTTGGCGGTAGGACTACCACCTGAACTCAGGGTGACGCATGAACAACGCGCGGTCAAGAACCTTGCGTGTTTGTCGGCGTGTCTAACGGCTTGGGCTTGGATTTTAGTCCATTGCCAGCAAGTACCCCACCCAACGAACCAGTCAGGAAAATTGCCAGTGTTTTTAACAAGTCAATAAAGGCTGCGTCGTTTGGTGCTTGCGCGCTAACTGGTTGGGTAACGAAGATCAGCGCATACGTTATGCCAACGGTGACAATCAAAAACACCGCAGCAAGGGTTGAACCAATTATCAAAATCAGCTGCGCGTGAATTTCCTCAGGCGATTTACGGCGTGCGGGTTTGTTTCGATTCAATTCCAAGTAGGTCGTCAGTGCACGTTCCAGTTGGGATACACGCGGGGGGTTGACATTCCGCTTTTGACCAGTTTTCGAATTCTTGGCACTCATAACGCACCCAGCCGTCATAACCGCAAGCGGACATGGTTAGTGCAAGTGCCCAAACCAACCATGCCGCCGCGACTTTTCGGGCTACTTCCCCGTTAACCCGAAACTCTTATCCTGCGGATTTAACCAGCGCAAGATCACTGGTGCAACCGCTGCAACACCTGCCATTGCAAGTGTCTTAGGGTCGGTCACTCCCGCCATGTATAACGCAAGTGCTGCTGCCATAAATGAGCGCGCCCATGACGCTGCTAGGGCTTTGGCTTTGTCCATTTTTTCTCCTTTGTCGGTTTTGCTCCCGATTTTGGTGCTTCGACTGTTGGGAATTCGCCTTTGTAAGGAACGAATTTTGGAACTCCAAACCCAACAATTTCTTTTCCTGCACCGTATGATCGAACCTTCACCATGACCATTCCGCCATTGCGTTGGTCGCCTGTCCCAGACGTGTTGCCTTCGATCGTCAAACATGTCTTTGTGTCAATTAATCCAACGACAATGCCAATGTGTGAAATGCGGTCAATGCCGTCGTGTGGAAAATCCATAAATGCGAGATAACCCAATTGCGGCATTGTTGACCAACGTTGGATTTCTTTTAATTTGTGCGCGCCCGCTGCCGTGCTAACGACGTTGGGAATTTTGACGCCCGCTTGCGCTGCACACCAATTGACAAAACTGCCGCACCACGGCAAACCGTCTGCCTTCATAAATTTACCGTATTTGGTCAAGTTGTCGCCTTCCTCAACCGTGCCAACTTCAGCTGCGGCGACTTCGATCAACCGTGCATTTGTACCGTCAGGGTAATTGCTCACGACAACAACGCTGCCACTTCGTCAGCGGTTAAACCTAATTTTGCGAGCACGGCAGCCTTATCGGCTGCCTTTTGCGCTTCGATTTCGGCTTCTGCTTCCGCTTTTGCTCTTTGAGTTTCCCGTTGCGCCAATTCTTCGGTGTTCATTTCGCGTTCGATTATTTCACCTGTTGTTGCGTTATGTTCTTTAATGGTTGTCATTATGAAACTCCGTAAAGTGTGTAAGTACCTGCGTCCCATGTGCCTGAAAATGGCTGAATTTGAATTGAGGTAACTGCATTTGAAGTGTTTTGCCAAGTCCCTGTAAAAAATGACGCGGAATCTCCAATGTCGTTATCTTTGTAGGCTGCTTGCGTGCTAAAACTTCTTTGAGTGCCAGTCGTTGCATAATCAAAAATTGTAAGCCAAAAAGTGCCTTGCGCGTTAGCGGGATTCATGTTGCGTGATTTTCCTATTGGGTAAATTCCGTCATAATAAGACCTTAAAACTGCTTGACCGTCAATGCCATTTGTTTGCATTGACCCGTCAGAATTTAAAAGTAGTTGCGGATAAGTTGCAGACGAGGGACTAACTCCCGTGCAAATTAAATACAAATTTTTGTAACTTCCGCTAATTGAAGTAATTGAAACGCTTGAACCTGAAAGCGAACCAGTTGCAAGTTGTGTCATTCCACCAGCGGCAGCGGTAGCGTATTTTAATCCTGTTGCCGTGCTCGTATCTACCGTCAAAACCTGTCCGTTTGTTCCTAGTGCAAGACGTGCTGGGGTTGATGTACCAGTTGCGGCATAAATGTCACCCTTTGTTGTTAAGGTTGCTTTTTGCGTCGCCGCGTCCGCGTTGGTCTTCATTTGTGTGTCAACTGCCTGTCCAAAAACCTCAAAATCTGCTGGCAAGTCTGTGACTAAATCAGTCGGCGTCGGCATTTGAAACGAATAATTCGTGGTCGGATTTGCCAATTGTTTTCCTTTCCTTAGGCGACTATTGTCGCATTTTCCCAGTCAAGTGTCGGCGACACGCTATTCCAAGATTCGGTAATTGGTACGTCGTCCCATGCCATTGCCTGTAATGAGTAAGCAAGCGGTGACAACAACAAGGTAACTGAAAGTTGATTGTAGGACGCCTGAAACGACCAGCCTTCGACGAAGCCTTGAAACGTGCCGCTGCTCATGTTGAGTGGCAGATTGTTTAGGGCAATGGCTTCACCCATAAAGACCGAAATAAGGTTGTCGCGGTCTGCGTCGTCCACCTCTGGATTTGTCAGGTCAAATGTGATTTCGCTAAAAATAGGTTGCGGATTGGCGCGAAGGTCTAAGTAAAACGCCGCCTGTGCCGTGGCGTCTGTAGCGTCGTGCAAGGTCGTGTTGATGATCTGTGCAAGGTTGCCGTAAGTAGCAATTGAAACTGGGTCGCTGGCTGAAACCTCATTGTTTGAATTAGCACCGTATCTAATTGTTACCGCATTGCGTACGTCGCCAACGCGTGTGTCAATACGCAGACCCGCTGCCCTTGCATGGTTAGCGTCAAGTTCGACATAACCGTTTGCTGCTAAATAAGTTGAGCGGTGCGTACTGTCTGCATAACTAATTCGACCCTGTGCGTCCTCGTAAATGTAGCCAAGACCAGACGTTGCAAGTGCTGCAACCAATGTGTATGCGTCAATTGGGTCGCCTGATCTAGCTGCCAAATCATAATTTCCGGGGCGGTCAATTTCGCCAAGTCCAGTGTTGCCAGCGTTTGCCCATGTTTCTGTTGGGTTATACGTCGCCCAAGTTAAAGCCCCAGGAACGGACTGCCATTGTGAAAGCAAAATTTCCTGCAAGACGTCAAAAATTTGATCGCCGTCAAAATCGCGTGGCAAGTTGTCTTCAAAAATAAACTTGGGCAAACGTGCCAATGCCCCAAGTGCCGTGATCGAATAGGTCTGCGTAAATGTTGTTGAACCCACGTCACGCACTTGCAAACCAATGTCAACAACATTGCCGCCAAAAATTGGAATGAATGTGTTTGACGTGTCTTTAATGGAAACGCCAATTGTTGAATTGATTGAAACGGGAACTGCGGTTTGTGCAATGTCGATCAATTCAAGATTGACGTAACCCGCTTGGGCTTGCTCATAAATGTTTGTGCGCCCGCTGCGAATAGTTAGGTTTGCCAAAACCGCGTCGGTGTATTCGACGCCGTCGATTTCAACCAGCCAAATTGGATTCCACTGCGTCATGCAACACCCTGAATGTTAGACCCGCCACCTGTTCCGCGATAGTAGGAATTGTTTAAAGTGTCCACGATCGTGCGGGCAGTGCCTTCCCTGTCAATTGCGCCGTTGACTGTGACGTTTATTGTTGGTGCTGAAGCAGCCATGATTCCTGCAAGAGTGTTCGTATTAACGCCCGACGTACCAAACGCAAAAGGTCGATTGGAAGCGGCTTCAATGCCAGCAAGGGTTGTCGTTCCACTGGTGAAATTGTCAAACGCTCCCGCAATGTTCGTGATCGCGTCGTTTGCCTTTTTTGCCACGACTGCGACTGCATTCGTGCCAGTAACACCAGTGCCACTAATTTTTGTGCCCGTGACACCCGTGCCAGTGATACCCGTGCCAGTAATACTCGTACCGCTAATTTTTGTGCCCGTGACACCCGTGTTGCTACTAAATGGCTGACCGTTTGGCAATGTACCTGAAAAACCAGTGCTGCCAGTCGCGCCCAGTGAAGCGGTGGAAACGTCGCCGCTGCTTGCCAATGCGTTGGCAGCTGCTAAAACACTTGCTGCAAGTGCAACCGCACCGACGCCCAACAATGGATTCAGCGCAAACGCCGAAGCAACACCAGCAACAATTGCCGAAGCCTTCAATAAATTGTAAGCCTTAATCAAACTCGTAATTAAAACAATTGTGCCTTGAACGGCGGCGGCAATTTTGGAAACAACAAAAACTGTTGCTAAGACCGCTGAAACTGCCAGTAATTCCTCTTTTAAGCCAACAACAATTTCTATAACTTTTCTGACGCGTTCACCCCAAGCACGGGCAGACAATTCGGATTCGGTAAGACTTTCGTTGACGCCGTCCTTACCCGTCAAACCGTTTGCAAATTGTTTAATTAACGGAATGATGTTTTCTGAAAATGCAGTTGCCAATTCAAGAACGATCGGCAGCAATGCTTCGCCAATGACCAGTTTGGTGTTTTCTAACTCAGCACTCAGAATTTTAGTCTGGTTGGCTAGACCGTCTGACGTGCGGGCAAAATCTCCCTGCGCGGCGGTCGTCTGTTCGTAGATAACCTTTTGAGCAGCCAAAACCTTTTGTTGCGGTGTAAGAGCGTTTTTCGTCGTGCTAATCAAGCCTAATTCAAGGGCTGCATTTTTAAGCGTTGCGTCGTCTAGTAAAACACCAAATTTACGCAACGGTTCGGCTTCGCCGCGAAGGGCTGAACCAATAGCATTGATTGCTTCGTCTTGGCTGACGTTGTTAAACGAAGCAAGGTCGGCAGCCAATGAAACGAAGCCTGTTGAAAATTCCGTAAGTGCCTGACCACTAAGCCCTGCCGACTTGCCGAAAATAGCAAAATTGGCAGCTGCGTCCAATGCCTGTTGTTTTGTTTGTCCTAGTGACTGAGCAGCACCGTCGGCAAACTTTTCAATTTCCTTAGCCGAATCACCAAACAAGACGCCAACTTTTGAAATGGTTTCGCCTAGATCGGAAGCGGCTTTGATTGAATCAATTGCCAGTTTGCCAGCAAACACGACCGCCGCAGCGGTTGCCACTTTAAACGCGGTTGTTATCTTGTCACTGAAGCCCTGCAATTTTCCCGTAAAACTGGAAACGTCTTGCTCACCAGTTTTTAAAGATTTATTGAGTTTGTCAACGTCTGCCAAAATGGAAAGTTTAAGCGTGCGACTTCTATCCGCCATTAGTTAAACTCCTTCACTATTTCGTCAAACGATTGTTCCCAGCGTTTTACGATTTCAGGCTGCACGCTTCGAAGCGTTGGCTAAATCAACAAACCCCGCGAACCGCGACCTTCACGACCCGACCAAACTGGGAATTGCTTATAGCGGTTTGAACCGAATTCGTAACCGCCCCACAATTGCTGGGTTGTTCCGCCGCCGCTTAACTTTTGACTAGCAAAACCAAAAGAGATTTCACCAATTTTTGAAGACTTTGAAACCTTTGAACCTTGTGCAATTTTTGGCGCAACCCTATTCCTAGAATTTGACGCTGCACTAATAATTCTGCCACGAACAAAATCAGCAAGTTTTGAAGTTTGCGTTCGGGCTTGATTAGTCGCTTCCTCGTCCATTGCTTTGAAAGAACGGAGAATGGCGCGCAATTCTGCTTTGTCATAACTGATTGCTTCAGTTGCCATTTCCCCGCCTCTCCAGAATTTCAATAACCGTCAGAATGTCCTCGGCACTTTCGAAGTCATTTGGGTGTAGCCCTGTTTGCAAGGCTACTTCCCAAACTATTCTGCTGAGACTTCCGACTGGGTAACTTTTGGGTTTGCCTCACCAACACTCACGTCAGCAATGGTTTCAGTCCAAACGTCTAACGTCTTGATTGGCTTACCAGCTGCTTCGCGCTTCATTGCATAATAAGCAAGGAAAATAAGATCAGAAATTCCGATTTTTTCTTGCGCCTGTGCAATTGTGTTGCCTGTGTGCTTTTCCCAACGAACCCACTCAGGGGGAGCAGCAACAAACGTTGCTTGCTCTCCACTGGTGAACTCGATCGTAATTGGTAGTTTCATTTTTTCTCCCGATTGTTTGTGTTAGAACGCTTCGGCTGGAATGCCGATAACGGTGAATGAAAGTGACACGGTTTGCGCGTCTGGTGCAGTACCACCGGCGCTTGGAAACGCTGGCAGAATTTGGAAAGTAAATGTTGCGCCGCTTGTTGCAGTCAACACTGTTGAAATTCCTGTGTTCGGTGCTGATTCAGTT